TGACGGCTCGCCCTAGCCAATGAGCGATAGCTTCGGTCTTGCGGGCTGTTGCATCGGCACCATCGTCACGAGCTTGCCGACCCGACATGATAGATTCCATATCGGACTTGAGCGCCTTGGAAGACAAAGCCATCTGGTGGCCCATTTCGGAACCCTTACCAGCCGCGTCGGCAGCTTCCTGCGATCCGGTAACAGTAGCATCGCGCTTGGAAATCTGCGTAACGTTGGTAAGACGCGCGGTGGGCGTTGCCGCCATCCGGGTTAGCTCGAAACCTTCGATCTGGGCGTTATTCGGATCAACGGTGGGTAGAAATTCAGTCTGCCAATCGAAAGTGCGGTTCTTGGCGTTCCGACGCCGCGCCATCGACATTACGGGAGTGTCGAACGGATCGATATTGTAGATGGAATTCGACAGGTCTTCCCTGTTCGCCTTCGCATCATAAGTAGTAAAAGCGCTAGCGACTTTAGGCATGGTTATCTCCTTGCAATGATCTGGTCAAACACCACGGCGGCATCGTCGATACTGCCGGTTTTGTTGAGCCTCTTCATTGCCGAAGTAACCCCACTTTGAGCCGTTCGCGTCTTAGCGCTTCCCGCTCCCGGAGTAATCGGCTTGCCTTGTGGCCGAATGACTGGCTTGGGCTTAGCAGCCATCATTCGATCGTACTTAGATGCTTTCAGGAGAACCTGTAGCATTCTGCTGTCGTATACCTGCGACAACTCCTCTTCTGTAAACCCCGCCGATAGACCAGTTCTCCGCATAGAATGCAGGTCCTTGGCCTTTCTCTTGGGATCGGTCCATTGCTTACGGTTCATAGAATCAAACTTGGCGGCCTCCTCCTCAGCGAAGGCTTGCATCTGAACCATCTGCGATTCATTCTGCTTAGACAATGCCTCTTCAAGTTGACTCTGCATCTGCTTACGAAAGACGTTTGCCTTTTCATAGTATGCTTGTAGCTTCCGCGCAGCCACGGGGTCCTTAGCAAATTCCGCATCCCAATCTGGCTCCTTGGGAATCATCTGCTCCATGTGGGCTTCCATCTGCTTTGCCACATTCATGGAGTATTCGTAATTCTGTACGGCATCGGCGGCAGCGCGGCGAACTATTTTCTTCGCCTCGTCAAGCTGATTCATCCGCCGGTGAAACGTCTCAGTCCGAATATAACCTTCGAGAGCTTCCTTTACGGAAACTTTAACGGGTTCCCCATCGACAGTAACTTCGACTTCTTGGGCGAGAACAGCTTCTTCCTCCTCGGCCCCTTCCTCTCCAGAATCGTCATCCCCGTCGTCGGGCTTACCTTCGTCAGGTTCGCCGTCTGAGGCATCGTCGCCGTCGCTATCTGATCCATCGCCTTCGCCAGTATCCCCTGGATCGGCCTTACTTTTCTTGGGATCGCCATATATAAGTTCCTCCGGATCGGGTTCGTCGTCTCCGCCACCCTTCGCCTCGGCGTCAGGGTCTAACTCGCCAACATTTTTGAAAAGAGACTCGGCGGGACCTTCGGTGCGATCAACATTTTTGGTGGGAGCCTTGCTAGGAGCTTTCCCATCAGACTTCATAGCATTGTCAAACGCCAACGCAGCCTGATCGATAGAATCCGCCATAAGCTATCCCCTCGTTCTGAACTTTTCGCGCATCTTCTTATCTGATACGTACTGCTCTAGTTGGCTTCGTACGTCGCGAATGGCTTTCATGGTAGCATGGGCCGTAGTAGCTGTCAAGCTACCCACATCGGCGTTTAGTAGTGTTCCCAGCGCCCGTGAATATACGTCATCTAAAGCATCCACGAACACAGAGTTATTCAGCAGGGACTGAGCTTCCGCCGCCCGATCATCTATTTCGTGATCAGATAGGCGTTTGTGTTCCGTCAGGGGCAATTGGCTGCTCGGGGGCTGGCTCGGGCTGTTGACCATTGGCGCTTCCCATCAACTGGTTGGCATAATCAGGAATAGGCATCGGACTTACTTCCAAGTTAAGCACCGGAGTATTCTCTGACTCGAATTCTTCCTCATTCACATCCACGGCGAATTGAGCCTCGATCTTCATCGCATCGAGAATGCCCTTAACTATCATTTGATCGCGGCGGAAATCATCGTCCACTCGCAATTTCCTGTCCTCGTAATTAGACTTAGAAATTGCGGTGGCCATCTGAACCCGGTTCTTTTCCATAGCCGACTGAGCAAGAAGAGTAGCCGCATCCGGTTCCTTAGGCGTCTCCGCGATGCGCTTAACAGTTTCCGCATCGATATCACGGTAATACCGGCTTACATTCTTGACGTTGGCGATGGCCAATATATCCGTAAGGGTGTTGCGAAATTCCTGTACGCCACACAGCGGATTTTCTACACCGAATTGAGTCATAACGGCTGTCTGAGTAGCCTTCACTTCTTGCAGAACTAATAGCCGCGTCATATCCGAACCCTTCCCTAGAGTCGGATTGACCGATACGCGCATCGTAGGATCGAACGTAGAGGGGTTTACGTCCACCCATTCGCCCCGCAGCTGAATTGTGCGCTCCTGATTGGGGTGCTTGACGATTTCACGCAGCATTCCCTTATACAGCTGCTTCATCCCGGTTTCTGCTAGAATGCGGGCACATAATTCGATACGCTCTTGAGCACCTTGAACGATAGCATCGACGCCTGAAACTGTCGTAGATTGCAGCGCCTTCGGGTCAACTCCCTTCGACGCATCGGAAATGCCCGTCCTTGACTGGCGGAGTGCCTCCATTACCTCAAACATAGCGAAGACTGGTTGACCGACGAAGTTGTGATTAATCGACATTACCGCATCGCTCGGAGAACCCGTAGTGCGAATTGGAGCGCCAATTTCGTCGTTCAACACATCATCCGTATTAGTGATAGTCTGATTGAACACCGTCCTAGGCCAAATAGATTGTGCAAGGGAGTCGAGCGAACCCCGGAGCATATTGGTCTTAATAACCTGAATGTCTTTTACAAGATCAGCAGGAGTATCACCAATAAGAGTATGAGGCTCAGGGTCTGGACACCATACAGCAAAATTAGCGTAATCAACAATCTCGTCGTAGATAATGGCGTGCTTGTCCCCGACAGTTTTGATTTTCCGTAGTTCGGCAATCCCATCACCATCTTTGTCGATCCGAACATAATAGCACCCATACCGAATGTCCCAATTATCAGTTATATCTCCTTCGTCGATCCCACTATTTCTAAAGATACGGTCCGCAGCAGCATTATCTGGGGTCGCGCCCAAGAAATCCTTTAAATCCTCCAATAAATACCCCGCCTTAACCAGTTCAGATACATTAACAATTTGGTCGTGCCCAATTAGGGGCGCACTCTCTACATCCTTGGCCTTCCGGGATATACGGAACTCATCTAACGGCACTGACATAATTCTTAGGATAGGCTTCGACTTAGTGTAGCGAACTCGGAGGGTTTTAATAACCTCCGGATTCATTGGGTCGATTTCGTGGTTAAGCACCTTGAGAGTTGGGTTCTCACTGACTAACAGCTGAACTTGCTCAGGGGTCACGTTGGAGTATTCCTCTTCCGTAACCTCCTCGTCGTGATCAGTCTCCCACCTTACGACGCCCGTTTTGCACCGAAGAGCATCCTTGATAATATCGTGAAGAATTAGAAACCCCGGATTATCCTCCCAGAAAATATAATTAAGATAGTCCGTGCATTGCCGGGCCATTTCTTCCTGGCCCTTGCTGTTCGGCTTGCAGTTCACGGTATTTTCGGACGACGTAAATATACGAATGAGGGACGGTAAAATAGCCATGACGGTATCACGGAAATCTGTGGATACCGCTTTTGACTTTCCCTCGCCTTCCGGAGCGGGAATTTCACCGTAGAAATATTCTAGATTATCCTCGCGATCAGGTGCAAGGACGCTTTCTTCAAACGACTTTGCATCGTCAATCATTTCAGCAATTATATATGCGTAATCAGTCTCCCCGGCATCTTCTTTTTCAATATCCGCGCCAGCCATATCACCAACTGGACTGTTTCCAAACACGCTCTCCAGCGCTTCAACATCCACAGGTTCCCCACCGCCGCCCAATGCCACCTTCGGGATATTCATCGGTTTCTCCTTGGCATTCCGCTGCCCATTCGCTGCAGATTCCTTTTAAGTGCTCCGGACCCAATGCCTATCACATTAGTTCCGCCGATCATTGGTTGTATCATGTTGAGCGCCACATAACCAATTCGCTTGGCATCTGCGGCGTGTGAAGCCCAATTATGGAGGGGCTTTCCAGTTCCTGATTTGTGGTAATTGCGCAGCGCCATAATCCCCGCCTCGCACCGAACCTTGTCGAACCACGACATACGTAGCGAAGCGCGTGTCGCGCTGATCCCATCTTCCACCGTGTGGTTTGGGCATACGAAAATATTAGGCAACATCGCGTCCAGAACATCTTTACGACTTACACCAGTTCCCAATTCCCGTGCCTTGATATCGTGAGGAAGCACGTGGCACCCATAAGTATATGGCTTAGATTTGATTTGCCCCACGTAATGCTCTAGCCCCTTGCCCGTATTGGCGTAATAATCGATGTAGTGGATTTCTCTGCCGCAACGCTGCCCGAACCAAATAACTGTTTCGTCGTCAACACCCAAGTCCCATTCCGTCCATACCAGCGAATTGGGGTCGTATGGAACTCCGGTAATCTGCCCCGCCATCTGAATGTCGTTCATTACCTCGCCGTAATAACTACCCTCAATCGGCGCATCGAACGAACACATCATTTCGCGGGCGAACTCATCCGCCGTCATGTCCTTCCGCATTTCGGTGACTTCATCGGGGTCCAAGGCATCGGTCTGATCGACCGGGATGCTGAACATATCCCAATTGTCAGTTTCTTTCTCCGCCCTCTTTTTCAACTCGTGGAAATGATCGTCGCCAGCGGACGTCCCACTAATTACGGCCCATCCTGAATAGTCAGCCAAACAAGGCCGGATAACAGAGCCAAGCATACTAGGATTAAGAAGGGGATATTCGTCAGCAACGACTCCATCAAAGTACAATCCACGCATTCGTTCATATGCCGCACTTCCTCCGTATAGGTTTATCATCGCGCCATTCGGCAAGACAATTTGTAAATCTCCTTCTACTATCTTGACGCGCGGCAATACTCCGGTGTAGTGTTTAAAGTATCCCCACACCAAATCCTTAGCCTGTGCAAAAGTAGGTCCAATATAACCGTACCTTGGCGGTGGGAACGGCCTCGGATTCTCCAAAGCCTTCCGTATAGTTTGATTACATAGAGCTACCGTTTTTCCCGCGCGCCTATGCGCGACCACGAAATTCCATCGCTTATGTGATGCATGCAGCGCTTTAAAATGCTCGCGCGGCGTATAAGGTATCACAATTCGCGGTACTTCTTCTTTTAAAGCAGCTTCCACGTTCATTGAACTTTCGGTTGTACTAGTACTTCCCAAGTATAACTCCCAACGATACCATCCGGAACGATACCAGATTTATTTTGAACATCCACCACAACTTCGCGGGTAAACGACCCAAATACCCCATCGTTTGGAATTCCAAGCAGCAACTGCAAAGCTTTCACAGAGTCGCCTTCCATACCCTGCGACAGTTTGGGTAGAGGCGGGGCTGGCTTCCATACCGGAGCCGGAGTGATATTTCCCCATAGAGCCGGGTCATCGAATAGTTCCTTGTCCTGTCGCACCGAATGATGTAGATGCATGGTGTGTGGATTCGATCCGGTGTATGGTCGCCAATTTCCGCCCTCAATGTCTGGATTGCTGATCTGCTTATTCCAGATGATGTATTGTGTTCTCGGGTCCTTGATACGGCGAAGTCCCTCAGCCAATGCGGTACAATCAAGTCCATTACATGGATCATGAGTTATGTCGATAGCAGTTACCGCCCCGTATTCATTCGGATTATGGTCGGAAGAAGTCTGAGAATGGCTCGCATCGCCAATAGTGCCGTCCGAAGATTTATTACGATTGGGATACTTCTCATCAATCTGAGCGCGGAACGTCTCAAGGCTATTAGCTAAGTACCAGTCGCCCATCAACAACCCTCACAAATCGACGGCGGCGCAGGTGGAACTGGCGGTAACGGTTCCACCCTACTCTTCTCAGTGAAAGGGAGACTTTAAGGTACCGGTTCCGCCCCCTGCGAGTATCGTAACTAGTGCGATGAGCGCTAAGAGTAGCACGATTACCCACACACCTTGCTTTACCTTCTCCGGGATCGGGTATACGAATGCCTCGATAACCCAAATGGCGAGGTAAACTATCCCCGCCAGTATAACTAGTCCGATCAGAAACCAG